CGTAAATGACCAACATAAAGTACAGATGGGTTCACACAAAGGAATGGTTAACCTATGTGACAACTGTACATTGTGTAAGTGCAATTCTAAGAAATTGTAACCTATGGGAAAATCCTGCAAGACGTTAAAGCCCTGCATTAAAAACCATAAGATATTCATATCTCAAAATGCAGAGCTAACGCTCCTTACAACGACTCTCATAAAAGAAAGCCGCTCGACTGGGTCACCCAATCGACTGGATGCTCTATAATATTTTTAAACCCAAGAGCAGGGTTATTTGCGTAAAATAAAAGGCGCCCCTTTAAGCCGGTACCGCGATTTCGTTCTTATAAACGATCGGGCATCCGGTAAAGAAAAACAATGTGAAATCCTCTCCAACGGACTTCCACGACTTAATATAAGCCGTCACGTCTTCCTGTTCAGGGGGTCCTTGATTAGAACCAAACATAACAAGTTCCACCATGGCAGAATGAGCGCCATTAGCAAAATCACCCGAAGGTGCTCTAGCTGTTGTGAACCTTGTTCCCTGATAATATGGAATGTCAACCTCAATGGTATCATTCACTCCGATATTTGTTGTTGCTGCTCCACCTGAGGTGAATGCACTTGCAGCATAAGTGAGCCGTTTAGTAGCGGCTTCTTGCGTAGTCCAATTGGAATCGCTTTCCGTATAACGGGCAGCGGAGGAGTATCCAATTCGGGTAACGCTGGGCGTGGAATCTACATTTCCACCAAACGTATATTTAGTTCTGGTGGCACCCCTCCATCCTGCATAACTGGTCGAAAACCATTGTGCGAATGTCGGAATAGTAATATTGCACGGCACTGTTCCTTCAGTGTCAATCCCATTTGGGTCAAAACCAGGCCATAAACCTAGTCCCTTATCTCTAATTTTCAAAATCTGACTAGAGAACCCAGTATTGTATGAACGTGCATCTGTTCTATGAAGAATGTACCTGCGATTTAACTCGCGAATTGATGTCGGTGCCTCTCCAAAGAACACATTCATTGTTTGATCCGCCACTGCGCATGTATCTGCAATGGGTTTGATAGGATCTGGATTTGTTGGTGCATCTGTAGCACCTTCCGATGTCCCAGCAATAGCTGCGGCATCAATAACTCCTGATTGTGGCACATATTTCCCAGACTGGGGAACATATCCACCTGGTGTGGCCCACAAGTTGAATTTCTTCAACTTATCAGTAGTGGGCTCACCAAATTTAAGATCTTCACAGGCCGAAACAAAAACATTAAAGCTAATGTCCGAATCTGCTGATGGTGACACCAAGCTATTAACCACTGCTACTTCTAAAACGCCATTATAGCGTCCCAAAGTATCATTCGAAAAACGTGAACTTGCCGAATACACATTAGTAGTCGTCGACATCTCACTGCACGAAAGAAATGGTTCAGCTTGACCCCATCCTACTACAATCTCAAAGTCATCACACTCAGCTAAATCGATTACTCGACTATAAACAGTGTTATACTGTATTGCTGATGAGTGTGCTCTGGGGTCCCAACGTATCAGTAACTTCCCTTTGTGAAAATTAGATTTCACAGCTTGGAATCTGAACTTAATGGAACCCTGCCACTTTTCAAAAGCTGTAGCCATATAGGCCATAGGGGTCGGATGCAACTCCGACCCATTTTTATTATATAGATTAGGCGTAACGCGTGCATTCCAAAGCAACGCGTCAGGCCCATCTTGTGCCGTCATGCCAAATTGTGTCAAATAGGACTCACGAGCGCAGAATCGACCAATATCCATTTGGTCTTCTCCGTCTAGTCCTACTGTTCTTGAATCAATTGTTAACTCCTGTTTTGAATCCAAGGACAACTTCATTACAGCGTCTGCCGCATCAGTATTGGCCATATTGCCGGTTGGGGTTGGCTTTTGCTGAACAATGTCAGTCACGATAGGAGGTCGTGAATATCCCCAATGATTTGCCAACTCCCCTACACCCATAGCAACCATCTCGGTTGCTCTTGCATAAGGTGCAATCATAGGAACATCTTTCAATTTCCCAGCTGCCTTTGCAACGGCTGAAGCTGGTGTAGAAATAATGCCCTGTCCATACTCATCTCCGGAATTCATCATACCGGCTTGGGGTGTATAATCAGCTAACGTTAAAGTGGTAATCGCTGTTGGCATGGTTAGCACAACATCCGAAGCCCACGCGTAAACGGTAATGGTGACAGGATCATCTCCACCGTTCGCATGCAACAAATTGCTGAAAGACTTGATAGCTAACTCACCCATATCATCTCTGTCAGTAGTACTTAACGAAAGATAATTTTTGGGCCAGAAAAATGGTAAATCCAATTGTCCACCAGTATTATTGGTAGGATTTAGGAAAAAATGCGGCTTCTGAGAAGCAGCAACCAAGTCAGCATCAAGAAAGTTACGAGTCACAGTGATATCATCATATCCAATTAATGGATTATAAGAAACTAAAGCTCTCCCGTAGTGAAAGCCTGTGCCACTAATGACCATCTTAACATGCAATTTAGATCTATACAGTTCGTAATTGGCAATCTTCTCAGCAACCCTAGGATCATTTAAAAATAATTTCCAAGGATTGAGTTTTTCAAAAAGCGGTTGCCCGACTGACCATGAATACTCAGCAATACGAGTAGGCCTTCCTAAAAAGTTACCCAATGTTGAATCGCTCGTTTTGCTCAAGTTCATAGTTGCGTCCATACCTGAACCAATTGTAGTGGTCCATCCTGCATCTTGCTCATTAAAATTTGTAATTTCAGCCTGCATGTTAGCCATGCCCTCTTCTTGTATTGTACCGAGGGCACCAGATTGTGGTACATATTGTGTTTTATAAATATTGTAATAATTAGTAATGCGATTTGTTGATAAGGGTCAGATACATGCATCATTGTATCTGCCTATTTGCACTTTTGTTTGTGGGGCTATTAACCACTGTCGCTAAATAACGACTCGCATGTTCGCGTCATTCTTGTCTCATCAAAGCAGTCTGCCTGCATGGTATGTGCTAAGCCATACATAACACCTGTAATCAGTGATGAGTGCGGTTTTGGTTTCATTGTTGTAACGACGACACTACCGCAGCGCCTCCGGATCTTTTTACGACATATCAGGTCGGGATGTACATTATGATACAATCTTGACATTATCGAGGAAATCAGCTATCTTAGCTGGAAAACGTGGTTCCCCGAAACATTCTACGAGTTCAAACCCGTACTCAGTATATGTCAATCCATAAACAGTCATGGTTGGCTGACAAGCTTCCAAAACTTTTGCATATTTTATTGCTTGTTCTCTGACTTTACGCATATAGGAACCATGTCTTCCTACTACACGTTTGCATTCAATAACAAGATATACCCCTTCAAACACATATAAAAGATCGCCACAAGCGATACCTCTATCTATTACAGGATACTCTTCTTTCCATGGCTTGCCGAGCACTTCCTTCACTCGACTGCATAAAATCTCCTCATCACCAACAGCCAATGTACCTTGACTGCTTGATGAATCGGAAATTGCAATACTATCCGGAACAGAAAAATTGTCTAATTCAAAATCGTGAATAGCTCGTCTAGTAATACGAATCTTTTCATTCCTGTGTTTATCAGGATTAGTATTACCAAGCATACTTCCTAACATAACATAAACCTGCTTTAAACTTTTTCCTACAATCCTTTCGGTATACCATTCTTCAGCATCAAATACTTTCCCCATTTGGGGAACGTACTTTTTCTTCCAATCAGCAACTCTTGTATCATAATCATCATCTAATGTTCGGCAGGGCAAATCAGCTCGTCTAGCGATTTCCTTCATCTGCTGCCTTCTCTCTTCGAATTTCTCTCTACCATGAAAGAACCATTCTCTAAGAGCTCCATCTACATTCTGCGTACACACCTCCAAAGGTGTCACCTCTTTAGACTCCAAGATGGAATGGAGTGATTTAAAAATAGATGCTTCCTCCAAAACACCTACAAAAACCCCTAAATCCTCATCATATCTATCTTTACGCTTCAAAAAATCAGCGTCATATCTAGACATGAAAGGTACGGGATCTGACTCTTTGTCAGGCATGGTGAAAATCATATCATTGGCTTTTAAAGTATTGGCCATAGATACGTGATTGAACTTGTCGTAACCCGGACGTACTGAACCTTTGGCATCATCGCCATAAGTCATAAGAGTTACCAAGTCTCTGAAACGTGCAGCACGTCCCAAAGACAATTCATCACCAATATTTTCCAACTCCTGCTTAGAATACACATCATAAAAACAAATGCGATGCAAAAGCGAATTAACAATACTGTTAATATACACAGTCATATTTTGCCCAGATGGATTGGTGCCTAAGAAACGAACAAGCGTTCCATTATAAGCTACTAAGGGCGTGCAAACATCATGCGCAATAACAGTCATCCTCTTGAGATCAGAGGATGTATAATTGCCAGACCAAGTTGCAATCTTGATCATAGTTGAAAATGCAGTAATGGTTAACTGCGCTGGCATTCGTAAATCATACTTCGAATAATCACCAGCAATGACCCGATCATCGCCAAACTGCGCCATAAACTTCGAAAGTTCATCCCACTCAGGTCCATGAGAATTTACTCCAACTGCCGTTTCTGTTATTAGTGGATATAACGACATAAAACGCGCTACAGGCAAAAAATATTTCCTGATTGCGTATTGAAGTGCAAGGGGTGCGGCTTGGAACACACGTACCTTGTCTTTAGACAATTTTGTCGGTTCATCTTTAAGACTCGCGCCAAAAATCATATTAAGCATTTCTCCTGCGTCAGCAGTAACTAATACTCGCGTAATCTCGGCTTGAATCTCGGGAGTGAAATCCCTTGGGCATGAATGCTCGTCTGTAGGTGTCAAATCAACCATATGACGAGACTTAGGCCCTCCAATAGGGTAACCCATGGAAGTTTTGGTTACCATAGCGTCGATGAAACGCCTTCCTTCAATACCAGAAATGGTTTCCTGGTGTGAGAGCGGTCTCATTTCCGCACGATGCAAATTTTTATCGCGCGTAAAAACATCCTCAATTTCTGCTAGGTAATCATCCATAGCAATTTCAACATCTACCGGGTTGAATCCTACTGATGGCTTTGAACAAACCTCTAATGATTCATACCATGGCCTCCAACTTTGTGAATCCACCCTACCGTCTTCCAGTTCAACTGGTTTGACAAATTTAGGTGGACCGTGTACATTGGAAACTCCAGTAACTTCCTCCACTAATCCAGAAATAGGCGTTTCAATCACTCTCGATGTGAATTTTGCCTTCCCCGTAACAGTGCCATATGCAACAATTGCGGGATCTCCAGAAATAAAATTGGTAGGACACTTGCGATGAACATCACCACTAATAGCATACTCCTGTCCCATCATGGAATCAGGAATTTCAGCCGCATGCGGTGCTGGCAAATAAGTTGGACTTAATGCTAACAATTTTGTACGAGCTACTTCTAATTGCGGTGCTGTAATAGCAAATCCACATCCCCTTTTGGTGTTTGTAATTCCACCAATATGGAAACCTACTATTTTCTTCTCCTTCGAGTCTGAAACAATAGGTGACATACACATACCTTCAAATGTTTCTAACGTATTAAGCGTATAGAAAGCACCTGGAAATACAGCAATGCCATTGTGAACATCATTGGCATGTTGCCAATAGGTTGTATCCCTAAAATAATTGAGTTTGTGATCTACCCCATGCATAACAGCATTTATTGTGTGACGGACATAATCATCTTCAAAATGTTTAATCATGTCTTTTGCTGGTTGTGCATTGGGAACATAAACAAGAGCAGCATCAGTATTTGGAATAATGTAACAACGTTTTTTGTTAATAATAGTTGATACACTTCCAAACGAGCCCTTGAAAGTTGCTGTTGTAGGTACTAACGGTAACAAATGTGCAGGTACCATATAAATCTTGGAACTCAAACAAAATGCTCCACTATAATAATCGCCAATCTCAACAATGCTCAAAGCTGTACGAAGCCCGTTCTTAGCTTTATCTTGATCAACAAAACTTCCCTTGTGACTAAGCTTTACATGCTCGGGTTGTTTCCAAACATCAGCTTCTTCATCACGCTCACGAATGTCAGCAACTGACTTGGGAGCTAATTTGCCCTGCCAAGATACATTTGCTTTCAATGCTTTATAAGTTTGAGCAGCTCCATATAAAATTCCTAATGAAGCAAAGATGCCACACGCAAATTTAACGTGTTCATCTCTAAGAGTCTTAAACAATTCAGGTAAAGTCTCACGCGACGCAACTAAACGCGCCATATAAGCCTCCTTCTTTGTCTCAATAACTCCCGCAATGGTAACCATGTAATACAATAACCCTAATGCACCTGTAAGGATGGCTGCCTTATACCCGAAAGTACAAAGAACAGCAAGGCACATAAATGTATGAGCTATTAACATACGTTGGCAATAAGTCTTAACTTCTTGACCTATAACATCTTCCCCGAATGAAAGAATGGTGGATTTAACATAATCGTTATCCATCCACTCCTGGGGAATCCATGATGTCCATGCGGACAAAGGTGATTCTTCATAGGCTTTAAGGCCCAATAATAATACCTTAATAGCGATATCCTCAACAGCCGTTTCTGTACGGCTTTGATGCACTCTCATTTTGTGTTGAAAAGCGCGGCCTTTTCGTGTAATATGGCCTGCGAGGCGTTCGCCAAAGTGAGGTGAGTATTCCTCACAATCGGAGAATTCTTGGCATGAGCACGTCTCCACGCACTCACTACACTCCTTGCAAATATTCACAATATCGGATGGCTCCGTAAATGATTCTACAAGAATTGTTTGCTCGTGATTATGTTTACGAGCAACCTTAATTAGGTGGTTTACATACTCAGTAACAGACAAGTCTGAATGAGTAGTACGCCAGCTGCTAAAGCTTTGTCCACTAGGCCCATCTCCAATGGGCTCTTTTAACGTGATAAGCCAAATATCATTAAGCTGGTTCATAGAACCAAACTTAGCAATGACCTTTGCTGAATCTAGCAAATTATTGGTCAAGAACTCTGGACGTACATTAAGTTCAACATGCAAATGGCAACGTCTTAAGACGGACATGGAGTTGTATGAGGCTAAGCCTGCATGAAGTTCCTCCACATTGGTAGTGATAGTCAAACAACTAGGCTCAATCGAAATTTTACCTTTGTTAGCGAGATCTGCCATAACGGCATACTCACGAATGTTGTTGACAATCTTAATAATTGACTCGGAGGGAGCAATATCCCAAAATTCCTTTTTGGTATTTCCGAGATCATCAATCTTTACTCCAGTAATATAAGATCGATAGTTTGACATGTACTGA